AGGTGACTTGTTCTTACTTTTCATTTATGCAGAGATTGTTGGTATGGTAGGTGCATTCTATATCAGTAATAGAATACCTGTTACTTTACCTATCATCATTGCCATGACGGCACTTTGTAGATTAATTGTTCTACATAGTAAAGAAGCAGATCCTTGGATGCTTGTTGCAGAAGCAGGTGCTATTGCAGTATTGGCAGGCGCGGCATACTTAATGAGTGCAAAAGAAAAATTAAGTTTAGAGAAAAAAGAAATAAGAGAAAACAAAAATGTATAAAGTTACCGCATATTTTAAAAATCGTACATATACAGAAACTTTTAAAAACTTATATGATGCGATAGAAGCCAAGGATAATGCAGATGCATATTATCCAATAAGAGTAACATTAGAAGGAGTATTTTCTATGAAAGAATGGGTATATGATTGTTGGAATAGTGTAATGGATGATAAAAGAAATCCTCTAAGTAACATTCCAGATTTTAGTACACGACATATGATTATGCAAATATTAGCATGGATGTGGTGTATAACTTTTTCGTTTATTGTAGGCAGTTTATGGATAGGTATAATTAGCATGATGGCACATGTAGTATTACTAGGAGCCATTGCCGTAACAGTAGCGACATTTGAAACTGCAAAACGTAACCCTATAAAATTAATGAATTTTGCTAATGGGTATACGTCATATGGACGTGGCAGAAACTATACTATCTACAGAGATAAAGATGGTAACGCACATAAAGTAGAGTTACCAGAAGGAGACCCGGGCGGCGAACACGAATAAAGAAGTTGACATTCAACGTTGGATTGAGTAGAATAGAAGTATGGCAGAAGAAGTAAAAGATTATAGTTTAGATTTGCAGAAATTGTTTGTTCAGTTTATGATAACTGATCCTGAACTTTATTCAAGAGTCAGAGCGATAGTCGAACCTAAGTATTTTGATAGAAATATCAGAAAAGTAGTCGAAGTATTAGTTAATCATAGTGAAGAATATGCTACGATTCCAACTACTGAAATTATCAAAGCACAAACAGGACAAGAGATAGAAAAATTAGATAACATCAATCAACACGTAGATTGGTTTATCGATGAGTTTGAAACTTTTTGTAGACACAAAGCAATCGAAAAAGCAATCATTGATAGTGCAGACTTGCTTGAAACAGGTAAGTATGGAGAAGTAGAACTTAGAATTAAAGAAGCAGTACAAACTGGACTTGCACGTTCATTAGGTACAGATTACTTTGCAGATCCTAGAGCAAGACTTGAAAAACTAAAAGACAATAACGGACAAATCACAACTGGTTGGAAATCATTAGATGATAAACTTTATGGTGGTATCAATCGTGGTGAGATTTCTATTTTCTGTGGTGGATCAGGTGCAGGTAAATCTTTGTTCATGCAAAATATGAGTTTGAATTGGGCAGAAGCAGGAATGAATTGTGTATACTTTACACTTGAACTTTCAGAAGAACTATCAAGTATGCGTATGGATGCAATGCTTACTGATAGAAGTACAAAAAGAATTTTTAAAGAATTAGATGATGTAGAATTACAAGTTAAAACTAAAGGTAAGAAGTCTGGCATGTTACGTGTTAAGTATCTTCCTTCTGGTTCTTCAATTAATGACTTGCGTTCTTACATTAAAGAACTACAGATACAAACTGGCAAACGTGTAGATTGTATGTGTGTAGATTACTTAGATTTGTTAATGCCAGCAACAAAGAAAGTGTCAGCAAGTGATTTGTTTATTAAAGACAAATATGTAACAGAAGAAATTCGTAACTTTGCAATGGAAACTGAAACTGTTTTGGTAACTGCATCACAGTTAAATAGAAGTGCAGTTGAAGAAATCGAATTTGACCATTCACATATCGCAGGTGGTATCTCTAAAATTCAAACTGCGGATAATGTTATTGGTATCTTTACAAGTCAAGCAATGAGAGAACGTGGTCAATATCAATTACAGTTATTGAAAACACGTTCAAGTAGTGGTGTAGGTAGCAAAATTAATCTAGTATTTGACAGAGATAGTCTTAAGATTTCAGATGATACAGAAGGGTTAGCTGATGCTCAAAATACATCAAATACGATGAATGTAGTCGATACATTACGTCAAAAAACCGTAGTAAAAGCACCAGAAACTAACGAAGAAGAAAAGACTGATGTTGCAATGAACCTGAGAGCAATGTTAAAGACCAAGACACGCACTCCTTTTGATGAAAACTGATAAATACAGTTAGAACGGAGAAATATCATGGATAAACCTCGTAAAAGTCTATTTGAAGAACTAAATTCTATCTCATATGATAGAGATAATAAACGTTTAGTAGAGCAAAAAGGCGAACATATCATAACGGGAGCGATAAATCTTATAGAATTTATCAATCGTGAGTTTGATGATGAGACTGCAAATGACTTAACTAAGAGATTAGTTAATAGTATTAGGTCTCAAGATCCGAGAAAGTTTAAACGTGGTATAAAAAGTGTCAAGGCTAAAACATAATGACTTTAGAGCAACAGTTAAATAGATTAAAAGTACTATCAGGTATATATAAACCATATCTACCAGAAGAAACTCAACAAGAGAACATATCTTATACTGGTACAGAGAAATCTAAACTCCAAAAGAAGCATAATATACAGCCAGGCACAGATGAATGGTTTAAGTTATGGTTTGCTAAGCCTCATTTAACTGGCGAGAGACCTTTTGGGGATAAACAATGAAAGTAAGAGATATATTAGGCAAAGGCAGAGAGCGTAGATTTAGAGGACCACGTAAACCTCGTTTTAAACAAGTAGGTTTTCATAAAAAATTAAAAGGTCTATTAGATGCTGAATTAAAAGAAGAAGATAAGAATACACACCTAGACCATGCAGAAGAATTAGTATTCATAAATGGATCAGAAGGTATAAAACGTGTTGTAGATACGTTCACTAAATTATTAAATACACTTGATGGACAAGGTGGCGGTGATGCAATCACTACTAAGTGGGACGGATCACCAGCAGTATTTTGTGGAACAGATCCAGCAGACGGACAATTCTTTGTAGGCACAAAAGGCGTGTTTGCTAAAACACCAAAACTTAATAAATCTTCACAAGATATTGAACAAAATCACGGTGATACTGTAAAGAACGGCGAACCAGTGAGCAAAGAAGGTCTACGTAATAAACTTAATGCTTCATTAGAACATTTGAAAGACTTAGGTATTGATGGTGTCTTACAAGGTGACTTATTGTTTACTAAGGGTGATTTAAAACAAACAAACATAGAGGGCAAAGCCCATATAGCATTCAAACCAAATACAATTACGTATGTTGTACCAACAGACAGTCAGATAGCGAAAGAAATGATGGCGGCTGAGATTGGTATTGTGTTTCATACAAGTTATTCAGGAGATAGTTTAGCAGATATGAAAGCATCATTTGGTTATGATGCAAGTAATCTTAAATCTACTCCAAATGTTTGGTTTACAGATGCACGTATTAAAGATGTATCAGGACAAGTAAACTTAAAGAAAGAAAATGTTGCAAGAATAAGACTAGCAATTAAAGAATTAGCAACACTGAAAGTTGATGCAAAGACTTTTAAAGCAATCAATCAAAAGATTGGTCAGATAGAATTAGTTGATGCTATTAAGGCACATGCAAATAAACCAATACGTACAGGACAAGCATTAGAACAAGATGCAGATGTCTTTGTTAAAGGATTTTTAGAAGGTTTACAAGCAAAATTAGATAAAGAAATTAGCAATTTAGCTACAGGACCTGAAGGAAAAGCAGGTCAGGCTAGATTACAAGCAAAAGATGATATAGCAAATATCATAAATACATATGAGAAACAGATTGCAGATATGTATCGTGCTTATCTAAAAGTTGAAGCAGTTAAAATGATGTTTCAACAAAAGATGAAGAACATAAAAGCAATAGACAGTTTCATTGAACAACCAGATGGTTCATTTAAAGTAACAGACCCAGAAGGATTTGTTATTGTTGACCATGTAGGTAAAGCAATGAAGATTGTTGACAGATTAGAATTTAGTGCGGCAAACTTTGCACCAAGGGATTAGTTAGATGTTAAGTAAGAAATGCAAATTGCACCTAGAGGAAGTAGGCGAAACACGTTGGCAACATTTTAAACATGCAATGTGGGTTTCGTGGCAACTAGAAAAGGCCGCATATGCGTGTATGATACATGCGTTTGCACCAAGATGGTTTACATCCTATGCAAGTGATAGATGCAATCAAGTATTGCAATCGAGGACAAAATGATGGAACAATATAAAGGCAAATTACAGTTAGTTAACACATTTACAGAAAGTAGATTGTTTAGAACAAAACAAAATCAAAATAAAACAAATGTAGATGATGCGGCTGAGTTATCATTTGCTTACATGATGATTTTAAATATGTTTAATAAAGACTATGAGTTTGCTCCATTGGCGTCTGATTATGCAAGTAGAACAGTAGCATATCGTAACTTTGATTATTTCAGAACAAGTGGTACAGACTTGTATGTAATGATTAATAGATTGATTGGCAAAGAAGTCAACGATGATGATCCAAGAGATAAGATTGCATTAAGTCGTATTAATTTAAAAAGACAAGAAGCTATAAGATATCTAAGTCATATAGCGGCAAACAAGTCTGAATCAGGATTTGAACAAAGAATGCTACTAAGATTTCAAAGAGATTTAAACATACAAGATGGAATGCTTAAATCAATGAGAAGATTAATAGGTGACTGGGATAATTTAAGTCAGAATCAAAGAGCCCTAGTTACTACTAGAATGATGCAATATTTACGTAGAAAAGCAATGCGTAGTGAGTTGATGCCAGCGTTAGCTAAGTTCCAAAAGCGTGGAAACTACATAGTTAATGACAAAAAAGACACTAAAAAGAAGATTTGGGACAGCCCAATCACTAAAGCAGGTGTGGCAATTGGTGCAATTTACGGTGCAGGTAAGCTAGGAAAAGAGTTAGGTAAGACTTCTTATCAAACTGGACGTAATTTAGGCGGAAAATTCCAGTCTCGTGGCAAGTAAACGCCCACTTTTTTGCAAAAAAAGATAAATAAAAGCATAGAGCAATACAATTTTATAATGCTCGAGGAAATATCTATTTAGGAGAACTAAAATGGCAAAAGTACATGAAACATATTCAGCAGGTCAATTCCTTACTGGTAACTTAAATCACTTCACAGTGACAAAGACTGGTATGGCGGCGTCTGACATGAAAGCAGTAATCGAAGGTGCAGGAACACGTGCTACAGTAGTACTAGTTGGTGCTATCGATGGTAACGATGTAAGAATCGCAGTAGAAAACAACGGCGCATGGGATGCCGCTGGTTTAGACGCGGCTCTAGGTGCTGATTTCTCAGTAGCCGACTTCGCATACTAATTTTTACCCCCCTGGACTTAACAGTCCAACCCACACTTTGCGTGTATTTAAAAAGACCCTTTAACGAGGGTCTTTTTTTACCTCTAACTTACCAACCACTTTGATAAATACATATATAATTAAATATTGGAGAAAACAATATGGCAAAGATACATGGTGCCGCTAGTGCAGGCGAAACTTTAGGCGGTAATATAAATTTTTATACATTATATGTTAGTGGTTTAGATATAACTGCAACAGGTAGTGTAGCAGACCAGACACAACAAAACCTTGATGATGTTGTTAACCTAATTTCATTGGTTGCACAGCCAATCATAATGAATAATCCAATCGCAGTTACACTTAATGGTCTAGCACCGTCGTTAACAGGCGCAGGATTTTTATTTAAGTTTGCAGTAGAGCATGGTAGAGTATTTGAAAGAAACGGAGATACAACTTCTGTTCTTAAAGAACTATTTGAAAACGTAACTATCGATGGTGTTACGTTAGTAGAAGGTTCGAATATCGAATACGTAATGTCAGATATACTTTAATTCTAGGAGTTCACTTTGGATTGGAATCAGTTAATAGAATCCAGAGTACAAACCACTACTTGGGATTTAGAAAAAGAAGTTTCAAAAGATACAGTTGAATCTATTATGGATGAAGTCCATAAACGTTCAGCTTCCAAACAAAATCTAGTAAGATACGAAATTCAAATATTCGATTGGTCAGATACAGAGTTTAGAAATCATTTCAATGAACTTTGTATCAGAGAACCA